AACTAAGCAGCCATCTCGCTCCTCCGGCAAGATGTGGGCTTTTACAAGGAGAGTGCCATATGTCCGAATTCGATGAATACAACGATTCAGGTGAAGAAGTCCAGGAGACACGCAATCCGTTGCGTTCTAGGATTAAAGAACTTGAAACGGAGATCAAATCGATGCGTCAACAAGCGATCGAAGCCGAACAGGCAAAGCGTGAATTAGCTTTCGTGAAGGCAGGAATTGATCCTGCTGATAGCGCAGCTAAATACTTTGTCAAAGGTTACGATGGTGAATTGACTGCCGATGCGATTAAACAAGCCGCAGTCGAAGCACGGTTGTTGTCCCCAGCACCATCAGAAGAATTGCAGGCCGAGCAGAATGCTTGGTCGCGCACTAATCAGGTGGCCGCAGGAGCAGGTTCTGCAAGTCTGATTCCAGACTTGGAAGCCCGGTTAGCCGCTGCTGATTCTGAAGCCGAGGTTCTTCAAATTCTTTCAGAGGCACGTTTTCAATAAACCCCCTCACAAAAGGAAAAATCAATCATGTCCTATACACAGGTATCATCGCTTGACCTCAACCAGACAGCCTTTGAAAAGCTCGCTTATTTCGCATTGCGTCCTGAGCTTTACTTTGACCGTTTCGCTGAAGTTGAAGCAACAAACGCCACTAACCCTGGCGCAACACACACATTCACAATCTTCCAAGACTTGGCTGTAGCTTCGTCTGCTCTTTCTGAAGTTACTGATGTAACGCCAGTTGCTTTGAGCGACTCGCAAGTTTCAGTAACAATGCAGGAATACGGTAACGCAGTTGTAACCACAGCAAAGCTTCGTGCAACATCTTTCATTGATGTTGACCCTGTAGCTGCAAACGCTGTTGGTTACAACGCTGGTATCAGCATTGACTCAGTCTGCCGTGACGTTCTCCAAGCAGGAACAAACGTCATCTACGCAACTGGTGGTGCAACCGATCCTTCAAGCCGTGCCACGGTTCAGCCTGAAGACCTTCTGTCTGCAAACGATGTCCGTAAGGTAGTCGCACAGCTTCGCAAGGCAAACGTGCCAACCATCAACGGTTCGTATGTTGCTTTCATCCACCCAGACGTGTCTTACGACTTCCGTTCAGCAACAGACGCAGCAGCATGGCGTACCCCTGCTAACTACGTCAACCCTGAAGGCATCTACAACGGTGAAATCGGAATGTTTGAAGGCGTTCGCTTCATGGAGTCATCTCGCGCTCCATTGTTCGCAAACGCTTCAGACGGATCTGGTTCATCTACCGGTGGTGGTGCAACAGTTGACGTTTACGGAACGCTGATCATGGGTCGTCAGGCTCTTGCTAAGGCTGTTTCAAGTGGTGGTGGCTACGGTTCACAGCCAACCATGGTGTACGGCCAAGTGACTGACGTTCTCAAGCGTTTCCAGCCTGTTGGTTGGAAGCACTTCGTTGGTTACGGCGTTTTCCGTCAGGAAGCACTTCGCCGCATCGAGTCAGCATCGAGCATCGGCACAAACTAATTTGGTTGTTGCTTTTTAGCAAAATACAAATGGCTCTAACCCCTGTCTTCGGACAGGGGTTTTTGCTATATTTAGTTCACCTCTATTAAAGGAATAATTATGGCTGCAAAAAAGATGGCTTCTAAAGCCCCAGCAAAAAAGATGGCTTCTAAAGCCCCAGCAAAAAAGATGGCTTCTAAGCCTGCGTCGGCTGCGGATTTTCGCAAGGCTGATCAAAAGTCAATGAAGAAGTACAACAGCACCTATGGAGCTGACACTCCTAAGCGCGCTGCTTATTCCAAGTATTCAGACGCACAAGCAACAGCTGTTCTTAAGAAGGCATTCATGGAAAATGCTGTTCGTATGAATCTTCGTGGAAATTTGGGTACACCTAAGAACTTGGCTTTGAAGGTGGACAACGTTATGGGAGATACTTTCTTTGAAGGTCAAGAAGCATCAGATATTGGTTATGATCGTGCAAACAAAATTCTTCGTCAGAACCGCGAAAAGTGGATTACTCCTTTGTACAAGGGTAGCCAAGCTGTAAACAAGCGTTATCCAAAGAAGAAGTAATGGCTACTTTTTCTACACCTACAGATGATTTTGTGGTGTGGTCTGACGATTGGGATACTGGCATTTTGTCATATCTTAAACCTGGACCTCGTGGCCGCAATGTGTGGAAATTAACTGATGGGACATTTACGGAGAATCAACCTGCATATATGAGTCAAGTTGCTCAGGCTTACTACGGTGGTCATATATATCAATTAACTGCTGACGAAGAAGCTGAGTTAACTTCTGCTGGCTATGGAGAATTTATTACGCAATGAAACATCAGGAGACACACCCTGACTTAGATGTTGAGGGTTGCTTTGCATGTCGAGTTTCGGGGATTCGTTTTGGTTCTAATCCTTCAACAACTCGTGGTGCTGAGGTAGCAAAAATTAATGAGCGCGCTAAAAGTTGGGATAAGGATATGCCGGCATACAAGCGTCTGCGTAAAAATGGTATTCAACCTAAAGGTATTGATGGTGCAGCTAACCTTGAATCTAAAGCCACATCCGTTCAACAGATTGAAACTGGCCGTCTGTAGTGAATATACAAACATGGGACGGTGTTGAAGATTTCAAGTTTGGTTACGGAGCAATGCTTGAAGGGTTTCTTTCTGCTGTTCCTCGTAATGTAAAACTTTCTGATACAGCGTCTGTGCATGTTCAAATGGGTGTGCCTCAGTCGCGTGATACTTGGTTAAAAGATCAATATCGTGCGTGTTTTACCATGTGGGAAACAGATACTCTTCCTGGTACTTTTATCAGGCACATATCTTTGTATGACCAAATCATTGTTCCTTGCCAACATAATGTTGATTTGTTTTCTCAATGGCATCCAAATGTGAGTCTTGTTCCTTTGGGTGTTGACATGCAACGTTGGTATCCAGTTGCTAATCGGAACAAGGTTTTTAGATTTCATGCTGGTGGTTCTTTGTGGCATCGGAAAGGTTTGGACATTGTGGTTCGGGCTTTTAAAAGATTGAACCTTCCTGATGCTGAATTGCATATTAAAGCTGCACCTCATGCAAAAGATGTTCCAACTAAATATCTTGGTGACAATATTGTTCTTAATCGGGATTGGATGACAATTGATCAGCAACGTGAGTGGTTCAGTAAGGCAGATGTTTTTATTGCTGCTTCGAGGGGTGAAGGTTTCGGGTTGATGCCTTTGCAGGCTATTGCTATGGGTATCCCCACAATTATTTCTGATTCAACTGGCCAGTCGCAGTTTAAACATTTGGCAACTGGTGTTATTCCTTGTGGCAAAAGCAAAGCAGAATCTGTCGGTAAGTGGGATGAACCATCTGAAGACGCGCTTATCACTTTGATGCTTGATCATTACAGGGCTAATCCAGTTGATACAGCTTTGGCTAATGTTCCTCGGGTTGCTGAGTTTTCTTGGAAAAACGCCACTAAGGAATTGATTAAGGGTTTACCTGTGGGTTATGAGATGGGTAACGCCGAGTCTGTGGTTTTGGTGCCTGAGCTAACTGTGAGGGTCAAACGCAAAGTGTCTTGCGATATAGGTAAACATCATTATAATTTTGTGCCTGGCGTAGAATACAAAATCAGCGAGGGTGTCCATCAGGTATTATTTGATGCTGGCTTACTGGAGAAAATATGACTATTGAATACCGTGGCGAAAAGTTCGCTGGATACAACAAACCTAAGAAAACACCTGATGGCAAGAAGTCCCATGCTGTTTTGGCTAAGGAAGGTTCTACCGTTAAATTGATCCGGTTTGGTCAGCAGGGTGTTACTGGTTCTCCTGATGGCAGTAAACGTAATAAAGCTTTTAAGGCTCGACATGCCCAGAATATTGCTAAGGGTAAGATGTCGGCGGCGTACTGGGCAAATAAGGTAAAGTGGTAGTTCTATGGCAGCTCCAGCAACTCAAGATCTAACCGTTACGCGTGGAGACACCGAAACAATTGTGGTTACCTTGACGACCGATGGAACTACTGCTATTGACGTTACAGGCAGAACCTACACAGCCCAGCTTCGTTCTACCCCTGATATTGCCGTCATTAGTGCGTCTTTTACTTGTACAGTCACCAACGGTGCTGGTGGGGAAGTGACATGCACAATGGCATCTACAGCCTCTGCTGAACTGTCCCCAGGTTTCTATTATTGGGACCTTCAAGAAAACGCGTCAGGCACAATTTCAACTGTCTTGGCTGGAACAGTAACTGTACTTGCTGACGTAACGAGGTAGCAATGGCTACCACTCTCGTAACTGTCGCTATCACTAGCGAACCTCTTGTTGTATACAAATCAAACAACACATATATTGTTGCGCTTGCCGACCCAAACATCCCTATTGAAGTCGGCACAAGAGTTAATGTTGTAGGGACAGGCAACGTTGGACCTCAAGGTCCGATCGGAGTGACAGGAGCAACTGGTGCTACAGGATCGCAGGGGCCAACAGGACCTATCGGTATTACTGGACCTACAGGGCCTACTGGCGCAACTGGAAATATGGGGGCAACTGGCCCTACAGGGTCTACAGGATCGACTGGACCAACCGGTGCAACTGGGGCTGTCGGAGCCACAGGACCTACTGGACCAACTGGAGCTACAGGTAGCATCGGGGCTACGGGACCTACTGGACCTACTGGTAGTACAGGCACTACTGGTTCGCAAGGTCCAACAGGACCGACAGGGGCTATAGGTGCAACAGGACCAACAGGACCAACAGGAGCAACTGGGGATACTGGAGCCGTGGGCGCGACTGGCCCCACAGGACAAACTGGGGCAGTCGGTGCTGTGGGTGCGACTGGCCCTACAGGACCAACTGGAGCCACAGGTCCGACAGGAGCTGACTCTACTGTTACAGGACCTACAGGTCCTACAGGTCCGACTGGAGCGGCTTCCTCGGTAACTGGTCCTACAGGACCTACAGGTCCTACTGGTGCCGCATCTACTGTTACTGGTCCTACTGGACCGACAGGTCCGACTGGTGCTACAGGGGATGCTTCAACAGTAACTGGACCTACAGGTCCTACTGGACCGACAGGTCCTACAGGCGCAGCATCTACGGTAACTGGGCCTACAGGTCCTACTGGTGCTAATGGTTCTTTTGCAACAACACAAACTGTAAATACGCAAACAGGAACAACGTACTCATTGGTATCGGGCGATCTCGGAAAGATGGTTACGTTGAGCAATGCTTCAGCTGTGACTGTAACTGTTGGCACTTCTCTTGGGTTTACTGCTGGTCAAAGCCTCGACCTTCTCAGTCTTGGGGCTGGTCAGGTTACTGTTGCTGCTGGTGGTGCGACCCTTACTGGAACGCCAGGGTTGAAACTTCGAACTCAATATTCAAGTGCAACTTTGTTTTGCATCGGAACCAACAGTTTTGTTCTTATTGGTGATTTGAGCGCGTAATGCCTATCCGACGTGGGGTAGTTGCTGCAAGCATTACTGAACTACCAACGGTAACTATCAATGCTGTTACTAACTTCAACCAAGACCGAGCCACGTTCAACGCCACAGTTAGTGCGAACTATCAAAGTACAACAGTTAAGTTTCAGTACAACACTACAAACAACTTTGCTTCCTATACAGAGGTAACTGCTACTGGTTCACCTGTTACTGGCCAATCTGTTGCTGTTTATTACAACGTAACTGGTTTGTCTGTTGGCACTACTTATTATGTTCGAGCTGTTATTAGTAACGGTATTGGGACAGTAACGACATCATCAACCTCGTTCACTACTTGGTCGCTAAAGACCTACACAAATACAACTGCTGGAACCGTCAACAACGCTGTGTATTTACAAACCATCACACCTACTGGTGGCTCTGCTATTACCCCATTTATTTTTAACGTCTTCTTTTGGGCTGGTGGAGGTGGAGGTGCTGGTGGTGGTGGAGGTGGTGGTGGTTACTACTACAACACAGGAAATGTTTCTGCAACATCAGCAGTTAGTTCTTATTTAAATGTAACTGTTGGTGCTGGTGGAACTGCTGGAAATACTGCTGGTCCTAATGGTGGTGCTGGTGGAAACTCAACTATTTCAGGCACTTATTTCTCAACATTAACTGCCACAGGTGGAGGTGGTGGTGGAGAAACCATCGTAGGTGATGGTGGTGCTTCAGGTTCAGGAACGAACACATCTAAAGCAGGTGGTTTGGATAGTTCTTCAACTTCAGGAAGTGGCAAAGATATTGTTTACTATTTCGCTTCAGGTGGTGGTGGAGGTGCCTTGTCTGCTGGTGACAACGGCGAATCATCAGGTCAAGGATACGGTGGTTCAGGTGGCGTAGGTGGTCAGGCTTTTGGTTACTATGGTGGCTCTGGTGGTGGAGGTTACGGAAGCGTAGCCAACGGTACTGGGAACAGAATTTTGGGTGGGGGAACAGGCGTGTATGGTTGTGGTGGCAACGTTAACTCTGCTGGCACAGCAGGTTCTTGTTATTTCCAATACTACGGACCGTGATTATGAACATTGAACCATTCAACCTAGACGTTGTAAACAAATACAATATGTTTTTTATGTTGCAAAAACTAAACGCAACATCAACGATTAACCTGTACTACCAAGAAGTAAACAACGACGTACCATTTGAAGACTGCGCGTTATTTGAAATGACAAACGGCCAAGTCCTTGTAGCGTTCCCAGAGTATTTTACCCACATCAGCAAACACAACCTTGTCGCAACAGATGGGGTCGTATCAGAAATAGTTAGCCTTCAAATTTTTGAACGCATTTACAAATACTACAAACACGGTGTAGACAGCATTGACGCTGGTGGGTTTACCTTTATGAACTCTGCGCCTGTGCCATCGTTTGACAACCAATGGCGATGTGATGCTGGACTGTACGGTGTTGAACTGTTTGCAGATCCTCTTGGCGATTCAACAATTGCTGTGCCGGATGCAGCTGATGCTTTACTTGTTTATGAACCGATATTGTCTATCAATGGTGTAGCTCATCTTGTTTATATTGAACGACAAAACAAAAACAACAAGACAGAGTTGATGAACAATTCATCCACGCCTTTTGCTACATACAGTTTAGGTGAGGCTTTGAAGTTGATTTTGGAATGGGCGCAAGTATCGCAAGCACCATTTAGCAACACGGAATCTGTAGCATTGAAGGCGTTTGAGTTTGCACAACAATTGGGAATAGAAGAAACGCTTGTGTCTAACCAGCCTGATATGCAAATTTTTGAATATCTAAAAGGCAACCCTACGGCGCGTGTTCGACCAGAAAATGTCCAACCATTGTTGCCAGCCACAGAAGTATTTATCAAAAAGAACGTGGCTCATTCTTGCTTGTCATCCCTTGTATCTATCTACCCAGATGCAGCAAACATTACGGCTGTGAAACAAGTTGAACAACAAAAACTATTGCGAGATGTAGACAATTTAAACCTCAGCGCATCGTTATTGAACGACCCAAACAATAAAGATATGGCGTTTTACTTAAAGTCACGCACAGAATTGTTTACAATTAAAGAAGAAATACTGGAAAGTATTTAACTTTCAGGAGGGGATATGAAAATAGCCGTATACACCATCGCACTCAACGAAGAACAACACGTTCAACGCTGGGCAGACTCAACAAAAGACGCAGACTATCGACTCATCCTAGACACAGGATCAACCGACCAAACAAGAGAACTAGCAATATCAAACGGTATATCGGTGATTCACAAATCATTTACACCGTGGAGATTTGATACAGCTCGAAATACGGCTCTTGATCTGTTGCCGTATGACATTGATTTTTGTATTGCTTTAGACATGGACGAGGTGTTGCAACCAGGTTGGCGACAAGCTCTCTACAATTTAGAGCCAGGAACTACGCGTCCCCGATACAAATATGTTTGGTCATGGAAAGAAGATGGTTCAGAAGGACTTGTCTATGGTGGAGACAAAATTCATCGCCGGAATAATTACCAATGGAAACACCCTGTCCACGAAACACTTAAGTACGAAGGTACTGAAATTCAACAATGGGCGCATGGCCTTGAAATCCATCATCACCCTGATTCAAGCAAGTCTCGTTCCCAGTATTTGCCGCTACTTGAATTGGCATTGGAAGAAGATCCGACTAATGATCGAAACAATTTTTACTTAGCCAGGGAATATTTCTACAATAACGAACCCGATAAAGCTGACTATTTCTTTTATCAGCATCTTCAATATTCCAATTGGAAACCTGAACGCGCAGCCAGTCTTAGATTCTTAGCCAAGTTGCACCCCCATAAACAAGAAGACTTGCTAGTACGTGCATGCGCTGAAGATCCCAGCCGGCGTGAATCATGGGTATCTTTAGCCAAGGTTTACCATGATAAGAAAATGTGGCAGTCATGCCGCAACGCTTGTTTCAACGCGCTTGCTGTGACTACAAAACCTATGGATTACCTATGTGAAGATTGGGCTTGGGGCGATCTTCCCTATGACCTAATGGCGTTGTCTTGTTTTTTCTTGGGATTAAAAACGGAAGCTGTCAAATACGGAGAACTGGCTGTTGAGGCAAACCCAAATGATGAACGGCTCCAAACGAACCTTGACTTCTATCGTCTATGATTGAAGACATCTAATGTCTAGGAGCAAAAGATGTCCACTATCGCTCAACTCATAAACCGAACCCAACGCCAATTGTTGTCGGGCGTTGTAGAAGAGCGCAACAAATTGTCTGCCAACCTAACTGCTACGGCAACCTCTGTGGTCTTTTCCTATGAAATTAAAGCCATCCGAACTGGAGCCATTATCGAGGTTGGTGCTGAACTGATGTATGTGTGGGAAGTTGTTTCTGGTACAAAGACAGCAACGGTAGAACGTGGGTTTAATGGCACCACAGCAGTCGCTCATTTGGCTGGAGAAATCTGCCTTGTCAACCCACGCTTCCCTCGTCATCAAATAATTGAAGCATTCAACGATGACTTGTCTGACCTTGTTGCCCCAATGAACGGTTTGTACAGAGTTAAAACCCTTGACATTAATTACAATGGTTCAGACACGATGATTAACCTGCCATCTATCGGTGATGTCATTGAGCTACTTGATGTTCGGCTGCGTTACCTGTCAACTGACTACCCACTTATCCGGCGCGTCAGCCTGGTACGTAACCTGCCAACCTCTGACTTCGGATCTGGTACAGCGTTGAAATTTAATGAACCCACCAGATCGGGTGTTCTTCGCATCACCTACAAAGCACCGTTTAATCGCATTAACCGTGAGACAGATGATCTTCAAGTGAACTGTGGATACCCTCAGTCAGCTGAAGACATTTTGGTTTTAGGCGCACAGATTAGGTTGATGGCCCCTAGAGAAATCAAACGTAACTTTACGGAATCACAGGGTGACACACGGCGCGCAGAGGAAGTACCAGCAGGTGCAGTTACTAACAGCATCACAAACCTTTTGCGTATGCGCCGAGATCGAATTACTGCTGAAGCCACAAAACTTGACTCTCAATACCCTATTTATTTAAACAGGGACTGACATGTCAAATATCATTGATTGGCATGACAACCTGGCAGATGTTCCAGCGTTCTATACAGGCACAGGTGCATCACAACTAGTTCCTTCAGTTTTCCCTGTCGCTATTGATGGCCGCCCATACATGATTGATCAACAGTCAAAAGATTTTATGAGTGGGTTTGAACCTCGTATTAGAGATTCATTCGACCAAGGTACTGAACCTGGAGAAGCAACTATAAACCCACAGGGTTTGTGGAGGCGTAATCAGAACTCTTGGCATGCTGGTGCAGGTCAAATATATGCCGACGTTGATTCTGATCCGTTTCGATTCTTTAAATCTAAAGGTGTTAACCCTTGGGTTAAAGGTCAGTTGTCTTTGTTGAATGAAACTAAGGTTTCTCTTTCTAGCGCAAACACGAATTTGTTGATGTGTGTTGTCGAGTCAGGTGGTACTGAGTATCTGTATGTAGCTGATGGTGGGGTGCTTCGGTTTTCAAGTAACCCTTTTGATGCCAGCCCTACTTGGACTGCGATTACGACTGCAACATCAGGCACACTACCAACTACTGCTATTACTGGTTTAGAAACCAACGGTAAGAATGTTTATATAGCGTGGACAGGCAAAGACATTTGGTATACAACCCCAGGTGTTACTACTGCTACTTTCTTTTATCCAACATCAGGCACACATGACCAAACTTATGAGGCTTTTGGTTTTGCTAAAGGTCGTGGGTTTGCGGCAGTTGCACAAGATCTTTACCAAATTGGTCTGGGTTCAGGCTCACACACAATTTTCTATGACAATCCAGACACAGACTTTCGTTGGGTTGGTGCAGCAGCAGGACAGAACGCTGTCTATGCGGCAGGTCGTTCAGGAGATAAAAGTCTCGTATATAAAATCACAGTCAAAGCAGACGGAACACTTGACGTTCCTGTTGTAGCTCTTGAGTTACCAACTGGTGAAAGAGTTTCTGCTATCCACGGATACATCGGATTTATTCTTATCGGATCAAACAAGGGTATTCGATTCTGTTCAACCGATGTTGATTCCAACCTTGTTGCTGGTTCAATTATTCCAACATCAGGGAATGTAAATGACTTCACATCAGAAGGACGTTTTGTTTGGTACGCATATAGCAACTATGACGGAGTGTCTACTGGTTTAGGTCGTCTTGATTTGTCAGTATTTACATCACCCAACACGCCTGCTTGGGCAACAGACTTGATGTATACATCCACAGCTAATGTTTTGTCGTGTGCCACTATTGGATCTAAGCGCGTGTTCTCTGTTTCTGGTGTTGGTGTTGTGGTTGAGAATGACGCATCTAAAGTGGCAACTGGCAGTATTGAGACTGGCCGTTTCCGTTGGGGAATTATGGACAGAAAGTTTGTTGTCAAGGTTGATTTGAGAACTCTTCCCCTTACTGGTTCTGTTTCTTTTTATACATCTCTTGACGGTAACGATTATGTTTTGAACGGCACATCATCTTCGGCTACTGCTGTCCAACACAC